CCACGATCCCGTGCTGGATTTTGCGAACCGCGCTCATCCGGGTCTGGTCTCGTCAGTGACGGCAAGGCGCAGAGACAATCGCGCGCGGCCATCGTGAAACTCGTCAACGTCCACGATCTCATAGGGGCCCTTTTCCGGCATCGACATATGCGCCGGAACGAACACCCAATCGCGAGCTTGCGGCGGTACTGGATATTCCGTCAGCCTGATGTCGATAGCGGACTTCTGGTCGGAGAACACCACGGTGTCCTCGGTCATCACGTCCATCGGCGTGGTCACAAAGACGCCGCGCTTGTTGTACGAAGGCTTGCCGGGTTGCGAAATATACGGAGTGATTACGATCGGGCGCGAAAAGATATTCTGCACCTGCTGCAAAACCAGGACGTTGTAGTCAAGCATCAGCTGGCTCCATACTTCATATAGCTGACGAACTTGGCGGCCTTCTCTTCCGCGATGTCCCGCAGGTTCAGAACCGGCTTGATGGTGGTCCGGGGAATGCCGATAAAGGCAATCTTTTTAGTCACTGCATTGATGAGGATGTTCTTGCCAGGCAGCTTGATTAGTTTGCCGCCGTAGTAACGAGCGCGAGAGCGGCCAAAGATATTCCCAGGAGCGGGTAGCCATAGGATCGGAGAGCCAACCGAAGTCGCGCCATATTCCCAAGCCTTCATAAAGTTGGGCCAAATGAACATGCGCAACGCATATCCGGTCTCGCCCCTTCTCTGCACTGCAACGCGGTTCTTCTTGGACTTGGCAAAGCGTCCCATTCCGCCAGCTGCGATGTCCGCCCGCATCGAGGCTTCGAGGTCTTTCGCCAGAGCATCAACGGCTTCGCGCGTAACGTTTCCAAAGTTACGCACACTCATTCGGGTCTGGACTAGGAAATCTTCCGCCATGGCTAGGCCACGTACAGACGCTTGTAGGGTTGAATGAGCGCGGTCGCTTGCGGCGAGAGCGGCGAGGCCTTGGAGGGGGCACCAGTGCGGCTCATGCCGGGTGGAGGAAAGAACCGGATGGAGCCGGTGGCGTTATCGGTGATGCTCTGCATCGAGGGATCGCGCGAGCCAAGATAGTACGTGCTGCGGATCAAGTCGATGCAGGCTAGCTGGAGCGGACCGGGCGCTTCGTCCGGGAGCTCGTAGCCACCACTGTAGGTGATGATATTGGTGCCGACGAGATCGCCATGCAGGACGCCGCCGCCGGCATCATAGACGGTGATGTCATCGATGATGGAATTGTCGTCGTTGTAGATGCTGTCGATATCCACGATCGGATAGCGGTTGAGAACGAGGCCACCCTCGGCGCTGCCATTTAGCACCGTCGTCTCTTCCACCTTCTCGAGCGCGAATACCCGGTCACAAATATCGGCAATCACCTTGGACGCAAACGTGATGAGCGCGGCGATGCGCGCATCATCGGTGTCGGTGGTAATGTTGAGGAAGGCCTTGACGTAGTCGACCGTGACTAGGTCATAACTGTCGGCCGGTTCCAGAACTCTAATGAGTGGCGTGTGCTGCATCTTCTACTCGCTTGAGCAACCGGTAAGCCGTTCCATTCCGCATCTCGGTGACGGTGAACTGCTGATAGGCTAGCGAGCGGCACCATTCCATGCGCTCTGGCCGCTTCGCATATTCGAGGTCACGGAAGTCTAGGTTGCCGACTGGAGCCGCCATCGAGAGTGGTGACACAAACACCGGGATGCCGGCGATCACCGCGTCGACGGCCACGTTGGAGCTATGCGTCACTACTGCCCAGCAGTTGTTTAGATCGCGCGCCAACGGGACCTTAGAGTTGCGAGGCCGAACGATGATGGTGCGATCGGTGGCCTTGCGTAAAGCGCGCTCGGTTTCCTCGATCCAGTACGGCATATCGAGTCCGATGCCGCAGCCGTACTCCAAGCCCGGTAATGCCAATAGGATGTGGTTGCCATGCCGGCGCCAAGGTCTTAGCCGTATCTCCAGCCGTTCGAACCGGTCGGGCGGACAGTCCGGTAAGAAACGAGCGGACATCCCTTGGTACGTGAACCGGTAGTACCCGTAGGGTAGGCCGCGACCAGGACGCCAGAACCCATTGTCGATGTGCCAATACGGCCGCCGGAGTTCGCACGCCCGTTTGAGAACATTCTCGGTGCCCCAAATCTGTCCGTAGCACGCCACCGGGTTCTCGTCTTCAGGCGGCATTCCGTAGACACAGCGCGCACCATGCCAACCGCGAGCGAGATTGCGCATAATCATTTCGAACTTTTCGCGGCGATGCTGCCACCAGATTGGGCACCACAACATTTCCCGCTCACCAAGTCAGAATGTAATCCCCGGATATCTCATCCACTACCTTGGCGCCCCACGATTGCAGCAGATTGACTGCGGCCATTCTCTCAATGCCCTGGCGCTCGGCTAGTCCCGGCTTCTGCTCGATGATTATGGTTGGGTGGTCGCGGCAGATTATTATCTCGCCACCCTGCACCACGTAGAGCTCGAAGCCTTCCACGTCGATCTTGATGAAGTCGATACTTTTGAAGTTGAAGTCATCCAGCTCCCGGATCAGCACGTTGCCGGACGCGTCGTCGCGCTTGAGGTAAGTGTTCCCGGAGCTGCCATGCTCCGTCACCAACCGGCCCCATCCGGGCCGGTCACCGAGCGCTATGCGGAAGAACTCGATGGTGCCGGAAGAGACGTTCTTTGCAAAGCACTCGCTCTGCTCCACACTAGGCTCGAATGCCACTACCTGCTGGAAGCGCTTGACCAGATGCATTGACCAGAGGCCGACATGCGCCCCTACATCGATGGCGCGCCGCCAGTTCCTGACATGCTTCAAGGCGCGTTCAATCTTGTGGTACTGGTACGTGAGCTTGCCGTCGACCTTGACGTTGACATTACGCATCCACTCGATCAAATGCTGCTCATGGTCTGGCAGCCAAATCCCCCCAAACTGTTTCATAGTAACTCACAAGCATGGGATACAATCTCGTCCGGGGTAATGCGGCGCATTGCTTGCTCACAGTGATCGCAACGAGTAATGGAACCACAGGCCTCGGCTCCACCGGTCAAATTGATATGATTATCGTAGCCAGTGACGGAAGGCGGAACGAAGCCGCCAAACAGAACTATAGCCGGAATGTTGAGCGCAGCTGCGGCGTGATGCAGGCCACCCTCAGGTCCGATGTAGAGCTTGGCTTTCGCCATCCGAGCTAGACCTCGCCGGATCGTGGGCGAGGGGATGAGCCGGACGCCATTCAGCTTGGTCGTGATGCCGGGGTATTCGAACTGCGCCACGTCGAAGCCGCGGTACAGCAAGGCATAAGCCACTTCCTGGTAGCGATCCCACTTCTTGTTGATTGAAACGCTCTTCCACATCGGAAGGTTGGGTTCGATCAGGATGAAGTCCTGGTCCTTGGCTGCCTCCTTCTCGCCCGGGTGGAAGAACAACTCGCCCGGCTTGGCGTGGAAATCATAGTTCCAGATCCACCGCGAGTTCTTGCCGTCGAAGCGATTGTAAAGACGGTGGCCGGAATAGTGCGGCACCCACTTCAGGTCGAGAGCGCGTTCCTCGCCCGGCGGAGCCACATTCGGATTGCCGATAAAAATCTCATGCGCTTCCTTCGACCACGTGATCTTGCCGCTGTGTCCGAAGGCGACGCGATGTCCCGCCCGTTGTGCCCCACGAGCCATGCCAGCGCCCATGAGTTCATCGCCCATCCCCACGTTGCGATCTCTCCTGATTTAGTCTTACCAAGTCATCAAGGACGAGGCGCAGGAGGTAGACGACCGGACCAATCGGTTCGCCTAGATTGAACTGGCGCTCGGCGGTAAGTAGGAAACGCTGCGCCTGCTCAAAATGTTTCTTAGCGTCCGTAATCGCCGAACGGCCCTTCCGGGTTGCGGTAGTTGTCGAGCGCGTACCCCGCATCACTTGCCTCCACCAATAGCTTGTCGAAGAACTCGAGCGCATCGCGGCGAGGATGATCATGCACCGGCTCTTGCCGGGCCTCGTACCAATGCTTGCGCCCTTCCTTCTTCAGCCGGGGGATAGCATGCCGTAGATGCGGTTGCGTGGCCACCTTGGTGAAGTGCAGGATTTTGATATCAGGGTCATCGACCTTGGAGTACTCGCCGCCGCGGTCGCGCTTGAGGTCGAGGCAGTTCCAGTTGCCGCCAGCTGCGCGCTGGATTAGACCGGGCTTTTGCATAACACGATGACGCACTTGCCGGTACAAGCCAGGATGCGTCTTGATCTGCTCGATCGGCGGCAGCTCTTTCTTCATCGCCGAACAATCGTACATCGAAACGCAGATGTCCGGGAGCTTCGCCACCATCCCGGCACCGTCCTTGATTTCCTGGTTCCAGAGCTCGGCGATGTCCGCCATCGCGATCATGTCCACGTCGAGATAGATAGCCTTGCCTTGGAAGTTGCAGGCGGCCGGCACTCCCCAACGCAGAGGGGAGAACGGCGTCCACCAAGTCTTGGTATTCCACCCTTTCATCTTCTGCGGATCGGAGTACCAAAAGGAATTGGGATCACGCGAAAGCCGCATCCACGTAATCTCGATCGGCTGGCTAGCCTTGCGCGCTAGTGAGTAGTGCAAGACCGCCTGAAACTCTAGGTCTTCGTCATTCGCCCCTACCCCAATGTATATGCGCACCGGATCCATAGCCTCTCCTATTCAAGAACCGAGACGAGCGCGGGACCAAAGGACGTGATTGGTGCGATCAGCGTCCTACGATGCGTCGCCCCGGTCCAGGATTGCCTGACTTGATCGGGTGAGGAAGTCAGAGCAATGCCAGAACCTTTTCCAAGGGTATTTTCTGGTAAGCCTTCAAATCGCTTACCATCGAACAGTTCACTACCTTGACGCCAAGCTCATGTAGTTTACGTGCTGCACCATCAAGCGACTTGCGCCAGCGTGGAATGTTGCACGCCGCGTCTGGGTTAGATAACGGATGCGGATGACGGGGATGCCAATGCCCACCGCCGTCCACCCGCATATCGAAGCCGATCAGGATGATCTGCCTAAGACCAATCTGCACCATAAGATTGAGCGCTTGAAACCCGGAGTTGCCGCCAGCTCCCACCAAGCCCGGATTGGAGATCAGCAGATCGTTGCCGAACCGGGCCACGTCTATGCGATGAAGATTGTGCTTGCGAGCCGCGTCCCGATCGTAGGTAACCTTGATACCGGCGAACTCCGGTACTCCTTTGTAGTGATCCCACCATTTGCCGTCGCACGCATAGAGCATGTCAGCCCACGGCACCAACTGGAAGCTGGTATTGATCGCGACCACCTTGATGTCGCGTCGCTCCTGCAGCAGGTGGAACGGCTCCCGCACCGCGGACGGACCAGAGGCAACGATAGCGCAGGTGCCTCCAGCCCAGTCTGGAAACCACTCAGGCCTCCGGGTGTTTGCCGAAGTCTGGTTTGGGGTTTCCCGTCGGTCCGACCGGGCCACGCTCGCCACGGGCGCCATCTTTACCATCACGTCCATCGCGTCCCTTCCGGCTGCGTAGGCGCCAATCCGAGTTTTCCCCCGGCTTGCCAATCGGTCCATCTCGCGTCGCGATATAAACCTGCCCTGCAAAGGTGACTTCATCCGCCAACTCGTAAGCATTGCCAAGAACAAAGGAGCCACGATCGAGCGGCACCGGTATCTTCGAGGTGAAGATGACCTCGCCGTCGGCGTGCTTGACGCGGAAGGTTCGCTCGTCGAGCTCGAGCCTCAGGTTGGCGAGAGATAGATCACGCCCATCCTTCCCCGGCAATCCGTCTTTGCCGGGTAGGCCGTCCTTGCCCACGACGATGCCGAGATTGTGTGTGGTGCCGTCGGTAAGAGTTGCGATAGCAGAGCCCTCTCGATCAATGAAGAAGCCCGCAAGACCCACTCCATCTTCGCCGTCGATGCCGTCTCGTCCATCAGCGCCGTCCTTAGGTGTCGGGATTTTGGCCACCTCTTCCGTCACCACCTTAACGACCAGCGGCCGCACGTCATCAATGTCGGGGATGTAGTCCTTACCTGCAGGACCTTCGGGACCCTGCGGACCGGGCTCGCCCTGCTTGCCGTCCTTGGGGATCGGGATCGCACGCGCCACGCGCATCACAATCGCATCTTCATCGGCGTCCTTGCCAGCTGGACCGGGCGGACCTTGCTCGCCATCCTTGCCGTCCTGGGGAGGCGGCAACGCCGCTACCGTTTCCTCGATGATGTAGCGCACAGCCTCAGGCTCGAAGTCCTTGCCGTCCTTGCCGGGCTCGCCATCCTTCGGAATAAACTTGCCGAAGCGATCCTGCACAATGCCGTTGACCAGCTCCCGCACGTCATCCAGCTTCATGCCCTTCTCGTCGTCGGAGATGAGCAGATTGCGAGTTGCATTCGTGACCAGCTCGCCGAGGTACTGCCGCAGCGGCGGCTCCAGGATGGCCGCAGTGCGCTGCGCGATTTCGTTCGAGTCGGGTTGAGGGGCGTCCTTGCCTGCAACTCCAGGGACACCTTGAGGGCCGGGTTCCCCGGCCGCGCCCGGCGGCCCAGGATCGCCTTTTTCGCTTTCCCCTCGTGGACCTACCGGCCCCGGGGCTCCAGCCTCTCCTTGAGGCCCCGGAGGGCCTAGGATCGCCTCTCCTTGAGGCCCCGGGGGACCGGCCGGACCGGGGGGACCGGCGGGACCGGTAGCCCCGTCCTGCCCATCCTTACCGGGCGACCCGGCCGGACCTGGGGTCCGTTCCAGAGCTTCCAGCCTGCCCCGCAACTCGGCAATGAGCGTCCGGCTCTCGGCTAAGGCGGCTCGACATTCTTTGGCATAGTCGCCAACGACCGGCGCAACGATCGCGCCGATTATGTCAGCAATGTCGCGGCTCTTCATCACGCCACCGCCCTGGTTTCGATTTGCACACGCAACATAGCTTGCGCAAGTACGATGTCATCATCGTCCATCGCAGCCTCCTCATCAGGTGGTGGCGTATCGTCGGCGGGCTTCGGGAGTTGCGGCGTTCCCGGAGGGGCTACCTTACCGAACGGGTCATCCTGCGCGTCACGCTTGGCCAAGGCGGCCAAAGAGAAGTTCTGTTGTTGCAGGTAGCAAGCATCACCACCTTCAACCGGGCTGTAGTTTAGTTTCTTGCGGCCCTCGTCCGGCTTCATGACGCCAGCCTTCACGCCCTTGTCGATGGTCTCCATCAACGCCAAGGTGTCGAGGCGCAGCAGATCGTCGAGCTCGAACTCGGTACCAAGCCAGCGATTGGGAGTGTCCACGAGTCCCAAGCCTTCGTCATACAACAGCTCGATGGCTTCGAAATACTTCTGCAGGCACTGCGTATAGTACTGGGTGTTGAGCGCCTCGATATTGTTGTAAGCTGGCGGGTCGCCAACGCCGACCATGTAGGCCGGGACGCCGAACGCCGAGCACACCATCTTGGCAGTTAGGCCGAACTGCTCCGCCACCTGCGAAGCTTCCGCGGTGGCCGACATCGCCTCAAACTTCAAGCCGTCACCGAGCACGGCAATCTTGCCGGCATTGTCACCGCTGAACTCGGTTTGCCAGTACTCCTTCAGCCGCTTCGCAGTGGCTTCCTTGATCTCGCCGGGAGCTGTCAGCAGACCACCGGGCGTGGCGTTGTTGCGGAAGAAGACCGAGGACGCTTTGCCCATGCTCATCGACTGCGTGGCGGGGCCAATAGCCGCAATCAGCGGAGGCACGCCACACAGTGGATGGAATTTGATCGTGCACATGTCGTGGATGATTTCGGACGCTGGCACCACAATCGAGCTATCGCCAGCGGGACCGCGATCGTTGGGCGAAAGGTCCGGGTGCAGGTCGGCGAGATAGTCTTCATTGAGCTCGTAATACACATCGCCGGACGGGGTGACCAGCACCTTGACCCGTTGCGGATCAAGTAAGTAGAGCGCGACCACTACCTTGCGCTCGTCGCGCGCCTTGAGTGCATACGTATTGCCGGTAGTAACCTTGGAGACAATCCAATTTTCGAAGAACTGGATGCGTGTCTGGTAGTGGTTAGGCTTGCGCAGGACGGGCGAGAACGCGGGCGAGGTTACCTCGGTCCAGATGTCATTCTGCTTGAGCTGCTCCACCAGCTTGAGCCGGCACTTACCAACGTCACTGGCGATGCGCTCGATGCACGCATACACCGCATACATCGCCAAGATGTTTTCGCCCCGCAGAGAGTCGTTCTTCTGCCAAGCACCAGTGTAAGGCTCGCGAACAATAGGCCACCACCAACGGCCCCGATCGCCGGGAATAAGCTGCGCGCCAGGAGGAGTGGCGCGCGTGACGGTCAGATCGAAGCCGAGCAGGCGCATATCAGTCTTTGCTTTCTTCTGCGGTCATGTCATCGCGCTTGTAGGTACGTTGGCGACGAGCCGGACCCGCTTGCGAGGGATCAGGCTCCGAGCTCCCACCACTCTCGGCCCGCATCGAGGATGTGGACATCGGCTCCACCGGGCGCGACGACCTAGGCGACAAGGACGGCTCCGGCTTGAGAGTAGGCCGGCCGCTCTCGTTCTTTGGTGCAGGCGGAGGCTCTTTCGGGGTTTCGCTCGGCGGCGCATCCTTAGCCACCTTGATCAGGCGCAAGGCCTTGGCATCGCGATCCGTCAGAACATCAACCTCGTCGCCGGGGTTGTGCTCCTGGGCATTTGGTCCGCTCGGATATCGAAACTTCTTGGTAGCGATCATCTTAGGCATATCGGCTCCTTGAGTTTCCCAGTGCTCCTATAAAAAGGGGCAGCCGAAGCTGCCCCTAAAGTTGCGCTCTAAGAACCGTTGAACGGTTTAACCGTTTAGGTGTAGTGGGCGTTCTGGATGTACTGCACGGCGCCATCGCGGCGACGCATCCAGTTAATCATACGCTCAGCCCGCAACGCCACCATGTTGCGCTGCCACAGCGAGACCATGATGGTGCTCGCGGTTGGCGGGCTGTCGGGGGCGCTGTCCATCTGCAGCGAGGCTTCGCGACTCATGTCAACCGACACCGCACCATCGTCGGCCAGGAGGATTTCCGGCGCATTGATGGCCACGATCAAGCTGCCGGTCGGCGGCGAGCCTTGGCTCACGATGTTCTCCGAGGTGATAACCGGAATACCTTCCAGCGCTCCACCCGAAGGACTCATGCCAGTGAACTCGGTGGTGCCGAGCGGAGTACGCATCAGAGAGATGCGGATGGCCTGCTGCGAAGTCATGACCAGCACGAGCCCTTGCACGCTCATGTTGGCGGCAGCGTAGACTTGCAGCAAGGCGCCAAGGTCGGCGCGGAGCGCGTCGCCGTTGGTACCCGACGGAGTGATCGGGGTGACGCCGTTGGTGATCGAGGCCGGCGAGACGCCCGGAACCGCGGCCTTGGCCGGGTCGAGGAAGTCGCGATCGGTCAGGAGCGCAACCGCAGTCAGTAGCGAGTCCCGCACCAGCGTCTCGATTGCCGGGTTGCTGAAGCGGAACAGCTCGTCGGTAACCGGCACGATACCGGCGACCTTGGTGAAGCCAAGCGAGATCGAGTCGAACGCCATGGCGCTGACCGGCTTCGGCGCGCCTTCACCGACCCAGTTGACCGACGCGGCGGTGATCTCACGCGGGATTTTGATATTGAACGGCACCCGGCGCAGGCCCGGGATGCGGCCAATGATCGTGAGCGGGACCAGGAGCTCGATGAACTCCGAGGCCATGAACTGCGGCTCGACGAGCGGCTTGGCCCAATTGGTGCCGGTAGTGGTGCCCACCAAGACCGGAGCCTTGAGGATGTTCTCCAGTTCCGGCGTCTGCTCGAAGTACCCAAAGTTGCGGGCGGCCTCGACCGGCGACACACCTTGGTTGAGTGATGCGAAGGCCCGGGCGATGAAGTGGCGGGCAAAAAGAATGCCCTTGGGCACGCGGGTGCGCATCCCTTCCACCCGGACGATATCACCACCACGCGAACGCGCGGCTTCGGTCGGATCCGTCGAGCGGACTTCGACCGCCTTTTGAAGGTTGGTCTTCTCGAGGACGCGGAGACGATCGAGATGCTGGTCGACCGACTTCACCTCGTCGGCGAGAGCATCATAATCATCCTGCTGCCCTTGGTCGAGGGTTTCGCCCTTGTCCGAAGCCGCATCCATGATCTCTTCCATCTTCGCGGCTTTCGCCGCGCGGGTCGCCTCAAAGCCGGCAATCTGCTCGGCAATGGTTCGCTTGGCCATCCTGGCCTCCTTTTGTTTAACCACAACTGCCGAACCTGCAGCTCGTCGCTGCTGCGTAGCACCTTGATCCTTGGCGACGAGCGTGCTGCCAAAAACCATCTGCTGGGTCTCTTCGGAGATGCCGAGTGACCGCACAACTCGCAAAGCATTCTGGTTGGCCGGAACCGAGACCAGGGATGTTTCGAGTAGCTCTTGCTGGAGGAAGCGAACGCCTCCCCATGGATCCTTTTCATCAAGCGGCTCGTGCTTGAGCGGCTTGAAGCCGACGGAGACGGCGCGCAGGATGTCCTGCTCTACCAACGAGATCATTTCATCGATGCGCGGCGAAGTCCCCTTCTCGGCGAACTCGAGGTCGCCCTTGAGCTTGTCGTTCTCGATGCGCAAGTTCTTCCACTTACCAATAGGCAAGTCAGAACGGTGGCCGAAGAGTGCGATCGGATTGCGCTTGAAGTTGGCCAGCTTCCAGCCATTGGCCATGATGACGTCGCCCATGCGGTCGGGCGTTTCGTCACTCAGAATGAAGGTAACGACGCCATCATCCTTGGCGGCCTTCTCATTGATGTGGATGGCTTCCTGCGCGCCGGATACGTCACGCGGCTTCTTCTGAGCTGCAGCGCCCATGGTCTTTTCCTCATCCCAGATTAGTTCGCACTCGTCCTCGTCGTAGCCGGCATCGGTACAACGATCGATGAAGTCGTCATGGTCTTCTGAATCATGGGGCGTGATCTTGGTGACCATCGGGAAATCTCCCGTCAGGTAAGGCGGAACACCGGTTTGCCGTTGGGGCCTTTGAGCGCTACCAGCTTGAAGCGGCCGCGCTGGATACGAAGGCGCAGCTTCTCGCCCTTACCTTTGTCGAACTGGTCGGCTACGTTGCGCAGCTCTTCCGCGATGAATATACGCTGAGCCGGAGAGAGCAGGTAGCTGGCGCGAGCAAGGCGGGATAGGCAGTCAGCAATCTCACTAACGGTCTCGCCACGAGCCGCCTCGAGCTCTTCGTAGTGCTTCATCGTCATGCTCACCACCCAGCTGTGACATCGTAAGCAATCACCGCAGCCACCGTGGTCAAAGCGTTGACTTCACCGATCTTGGTGTTCTTCTTGATACTGAGATCATTGCTACGGGCGGCAATGCCCTGCATGATCGCAGCAGCTTCGGCCGGCGTCACAGTAACCGGCACCGTCCCGCCCACCGGTATCCATCCTGAATTAGATAGCGGAACATTGACGAGCGGGGTCCACGGTACTCCAGCCACAGTTATGTTGGATGGGAAAGGAGTAGTCATGAAACTCAGGTTGGTCGCACTTGCCCCCGACCCATAGCCATTAAACGGATCGGTCAGATGATGAACGATGTCGGTGGTCAAACCAATACTCGCTCCCGCCTGCAACTTAGCATTCACGGTGTTGGCCGGAAGGTCCAGGTAGCCAAGCACAGTGTCGTTTAGGTAGGTGATCAGGCTATTGCCGGGGGCGACCACGCACGCATAGAACTGGCCGGAGATGGCATTGATGGCAGACACAAGTATGGCATTGATCTGAGTTATTAGTCCGGCATTGATCTCAGATAGCAGACCAGAGCCTGCGTTGTTCACCAAGTTGAGTTGTGATTGGCTGCCGGTGATCTTGGTACTGATCGCTGGAATTGTAGTATTCAGACTAGCAACAATTGAGTTGATGGATGCGATAGAGTTCTGCACCGAGGGAATGACCGACGACGCCATGTTGTCGTCGCTGGCATCCCACCAGTAATCCCCGGCCGCAACCGGATAGTGAAAAGGCAGTTGACGCTTGGTCTCGTAAATCTCTGCGATCAAATCCCGCTTGACCTTCTTAGCCTGCGCCAAGGTGACGCCAGTAAGCTTGGTCAGGAACTGGTCGAAGTAAGGACAGTAGGGGATGACATCAAAGGTCTGCTCGCGCAAAGGTGGACGGTCGTTGTACTCAATCTCGCCATCGCCGGCATCGCGCCACTCAACCAACCGGACGTTGGACGGCAGGGCGGAATAATCCATCCCGGTCACACTTGCATTATCCACCGACATAATTGCCGTTGCGGCGGTTCGAGTAAGCCAGAACCTCACGGCGAGTCCCCGGACTGGATTTCGAAGCCGGGATTGACGACCTCGATTTGTCCGACCACCTCAGTAGTCACAACATCGTCGAGCGTCATGCGCAACGAGTCGAAGTAGCGACCGGGTGGAACGGTCGCGGTAATGTCGCGCGGCACCCGAACGGTGACCTTGCCGTCGCCTTCGTCATCAACGGTGGCAACATCGGGGGCAATGGTCTGCGCCAGAGCGCCGCGCGTGGCAAGCACCCACTCCATCGAGCTGCCGGGAGCGGCGGTTCCCGAAGGCAGATCGCGCTGGAGAACCCAGTCGTCGCCGATGTAGGCGGTCTCTGGTGGGTGCGTAGCCATCTCACAAAACCAACAGTTGGAACTCAGGCTCGCGGGCTTCTTCGAGGCCAGCGAGTGCTACCCCAACGCCCATGGCAATCGAGACCAGTCCGTCGATGCGGCCGCGCTGGCGGTGCTTGATTAGCCAGCGATTGTTCTGCGCATCGGACTCGACTGCGGCATTGCCGCTGCACCACGTGGTGATGGGCGAGCGCTCGATGACGATGTCGCCCCGCAGCACGCAATCCTCCAGCAGCTGGATGGAACGGGGCATCCACAACAACTGCTTGCTGTGCATCCCCATGCGGCCTTGGCTATGCACCACCATCTTGAGACCTTGGCCCTTGGTCTCGCCTTCCTTCCAAATCCAGGTTTTGAAGTCGATGCGCTCGCAGGCCTTGCGGAACTCGACGGAGTGCGCCGGGTCGAACGCCAGTGCCTTGACTTGGTGCTCGGTGCAAAGCTTCTGCACCTGGGCGGCCACATACTCGTATTCGATGGAAAGACCGGGCACGAGGTTGAGCAGGCCGAGCTCGCCCCATTCGAAGTAAGGGGCACCATCAGCCTTACCGGCTTCCACCGCGTTATCGCGCGGCCGCCAGTACCACACCTTGACGTAGTGCTTGCCGTCCTTGCGCCACACCGCGGTCAGGGCGGTCAGGTCATTCTTCTGCGAAAGGTCAAGGCCGAGGTAGCACGGCGCTTCTTTGAGATCATTGATATTGAACTGGCCCTGCACCGCTTCCCAGGCATCGAGGTCGATCCAGTACTCGGAGGAGCCAACCGGGATGCCGAAGTACAGCCGCTTGGTGGTGAGGGAAGTGGAGATGCGATGGCGGGAGCTGGCGACCGCAGTGCGGACATTCTCTTCCGGGTAGGTGACGTTGAGCAGCGGCAAGGCCTTCGGCCAGCAAGTCTCGTCATTCATCGGGTCGTCGTCCTTATCGACGCGCGCAATGAATGCAAATACCGAGTCGTCGTTGAAGGTGCCCTTGAGAACGCCCTGGTAGAACTCACTCAGCTCGGTCGCCATAATCTGATCGGCGGCCGGGGTATTGGTAGTCAGCATCAGCAAGGCATCGCCCGGCATCTTGACGAGTGCGGCTTTCCACAGTTCCAGCTGGCCAGCGGATTTCCATTCATGGATTTCGTCGGCGCAAACCATGGTCGGCTTAGGACCGGATATCTTCTCGTCGTTGGCCAGCACGCGAAACTTGCTCGCGGTCGCCATGTGCTCGATCATCCACGCCATTTCACCGGTACCGCGGATCACCACTTCGCGGCGGGACTCGAGCGACTGGTTGATAGGACCGGGGATAGGGGCCCGGCATAGATTGACCGCATCGGAGAACAGCACGTTAGCTTGGTTGCGGTCTTTCGCGATGGTGTAGACTTCGGAACGGGCAATGCCGCGCCAGCCCATCACATATAATCCGATGGCGGCGGCAAGCGGTGTCTTGACTTGGCCCTTGCCGATCTCCAGCCAAGCCTCGCGGAAACGCAACCGGCCGGAGGGCAGATACCAACCAAACAAACTGCCGACTACAAAAGCCAGGTAGTTCGGCAGGTTGAATGGCTGGCCACTAGCTGCGCCCGCGGTGACGGTGAAGACCTTGGGAAAGAACTCAAGGGCGTCCGCGGCTTTGGTCTTATCCCAAACGAGGTCGCTACGCTCGAGGTCATTAAGATGGCGCTGCGCGGCCTGCTTGGTCATCTCGCCGGCAATGATCTCGCCGGCAATTACTTGGCGGGCCCACGCAGTGGCCGGGTCTGAGTCTGCCCAGTCGCGGATAGGGTCGGCCTCTACGGGATCGAGGCGAGGACGAACCCGACGCGGCCTTTCGGCCAGCCTCTCGAGCTCGGGAGGCAGCTTCCTCTTGCGCTTGCTGACCAAGTCACGCCACGCCGCGCTTGAGAAACTTATCTGCTGCTACCCCACGCGGCGCTTCGATCTTCTTGGCGCTCGTGCGTCTGGCCGCGGTCATACCCAGTTCCTGCCCCAACCGCACCATACGGTCAAAGGCGGTGTTCGAGGCCCCGACATATGGGTTATGCGTACCGGTCCCCCGCTTGGTCTTCAAAATGAGCCCAGCCTCATGGACCTTTTCGTTGGCAACGATAAAACGGGCCCGTTGCACGCAATAGGCCTGCACCATATGGGATATGTCGCTATCCCAGATATTGCGGTTGACCAGCTCCCGGACGACCTCGTTCCAGCACTCACGCTCGAGGCCGTCATGTAAGGCCTTGGGCGGGGGCGGATAGTGGAGTTGCATGCCGGGCAGGTGGGTCACGTTGCCGAGTGGCTTAACTGGGGGCTTCTGTCCACGCATAGTGATTTATTCTCCTGAGCTGTCCCTAGCTGACTTGACTTGACATATCGAAACTCATGGACGCTGCTTATTGACC